CAGTAATGTTCACGTTGCTCTTTTTTATGACTGGAGGTATAATAGGTTGGTTAACCTATAGACATTTACTGGAATCAAGACCTCCTTATTTGCATCCAGAGTTCTTTGATGAAGATGGGAATGTAATTCCAGACGAAATAGTATCTGTACGATTTGAAAACGATTACGATTATGACTACGACGAAGACGAGGAAGACAACTGAAACATCAATTGAAACTCTTCCCACAAATCCTTTTGTATTTGAAATTTTAGAACTTGCATCAAAACAAAAAAGCAATGCAAAGAAAGTTGAAGTTCTAAAAACTTATGAGCACGACTCTCTGAAGGCTATTTTTATTTGGAACTTTGATGATACTGTTCTTTCTCTTCTCCCAGAGGGTCCAGTTCCTTATGGAGATGTGAAAGATCAAAATGTTTATTCTGGAAATCTTTCTGATAATCTTGTAAGGGAAGCTGCGGGCGGTGAGGCAGCAACTGCACAAGACCTTCAAGGACTTGGTAAAACTTCTCTTCGCAGAGAATATCAAAACCTCTATCATTATGTAAAGGGTGGTAATGATAGTCTAACGACTATCCGTAGAGAGATGATGTTTATTAATCTTCTTGAAGGTTTGCACCCCAGAGAAGCAGAGGTTATTTGCTTAGTAAAGGATAAAAAGTTACAAACTAAATATAAAATCACATCTGAAAATGTAAAAGAGGCATATCCTGATATTCAATGGGGTGGTCGTTCGTGAGTAGAGTTGGTGATGTTGTAAAAGATGAACGGGAGGAAACAATTTTGGATAAATTAAATGAAAACAAAGTTGTACCTTCCTCTTATGGATGTGAAATTATTTTAGAAAAAACAACAATCGAAAACGCAAAAGATTCTTCTTTCCCAAATGATGCATATTTGATTTGGTATACTGTTGGTAAAAAAGAGCATATTGATTTGGTAAGAGGAACAAGAGTTCGCATCTTTGATATGTACTATGATAAGTATGGTCCTGGTGCAATCAAAAAAATCGATTTTGGATACGGTAGAACTAACCCTAAACTATGGGGATATAAACAACCAGAAAAGAAGAAAAAAAGATGAGTGAAGGTTTTAGTGAAGAAAAAATTGAAGTAGCAATTTACAAAGACGAAGTAAAAAAACTTTTGAAGAAATATAAGAAAATTAAAAAATATCAAAGGTCTTCGATTTTTGAAGTTAAGACTATGGATGGTACTGAAACGTATGTGAGCCAATTGATTAAAGAAGCAGAAGAAAATGGGGAAACATTATCTACTTAATCTATACGGATGTTCGTTTGTTCTTTTGGATGATGAACTTTGCCTTATAGACCTACTAGAAAATGCAGCAGCGGCAAGTGGTGCTACTGTGGTTCAGACAATTTCAAAAAAGTTTGAACCACAAGGAGTTACTGTAATTTGTTTGCTTTCGGAAAGTCATATTAGTATCCATACTTGGCCAGAGGAAGGTAAGGCAGCAGTAGATGTTTATACCTGCGGCGATTGCAATCCAAAGATTGGATGTGATGTTATTATCCAACAACTTTATGCTACTAATCACACGTTAAGTTACATAGAACGGTAGTCTATTATACAGAATAAAATTACTAAATATCCACACGTTCATCGCATTAATGCGACGGAAGTAAGCCGACGCGGAACGGATCGTTCATTCGCTATTCGCAAATAGCGAACGCAACCGCCGACTGAAGGAACGCTCTTTAGCCTCAAAATTAAGGAGAAAACCTAATGTCTAAAGTCGTTTATCGTGGTGTCGAATATGACACTAACGATCGCCCCAATCAAACTTTTAAAAGAGAACCCCACGTAGAAATCTATCGTGGAACAATGTTCTGGGTAGATGAAAATGGAAACAAACTCTCTATGGAAAGATCCAGGGGGCAGAAATGAATACTTACTTTGTTCGCTATCTCAAAACAAAAGCGAAAAAAGAAAAACTTCTTAAAGCAGCACAACTGAATATGGCAAAGCAACCACAAGTTGCTTGAAGTAAAGGAGGGTTGATCCCCTCCTTTTTTTGTGCTAAAATAACCCCTATCAGGATTGATACTATGGATAAAGAAAAACTCAAACTGATTGTAAGAAACCTTGAGTCTCTTGTAGAGTGTCTCAAGTCAGAAGTTTATTCTGATGTGGATTCATACAAGATGAACTACGAAGAAATTGCACAACACATTACTGATTACGACGAAGTATTTTATGACGGAGATGATGATGGATATCCTGACTGAGTTTGAATTTATGAAACCAGAAGTTAAACTCATTAGCGTTACTCCAGATGCTGAAAAGCATATGGCATATTGTGCTCGGGTAAGTAATCCTGCTAATCAAGAGAACGAAAAGTTTTCTGGACTTCTTAAGTATTGTATTCAGCACCAGCATTGGAGCATCTTCGAACAGGCTTCAATGACTGTGGAGATTAATACAACCAGAGGTATTGCCGCGCAGATACTTAGGCACAGATCCTTCACATATCAAGAATTTTCGCAGCGGTACGCTGATACAAATCTTCTAAGCAAAACTATTCCTCTTCCTGAACTCCGCAGACAGGACACCAAAAATCGTCAGAATAGTATTGATGATATTCCTGACTATTTGAAGTTGGTTTTACTTGAAGATATTCGCCTTTTGTTTCAACACTCTCAGAATGTCTACAATCGTCTTTTAGAGAAGGGTGTGGCAAAAGAGTGTGCAAGGTTCGTATTGCCCTTAGCAACGCCCACACGCCTTTATATGACGGGTTCTGTGCGTTCCTGGATTCACTATATTGATTTGCGTTCAGCACATGGCACACAGAAGGAACATATGGAAATTGCTGAACTAGTTCGTTGTATCTTTACATGTCAGTTTCCTGCTGTATCTGAAGCACTTGGATGGACTCGTGAAGGATGTTCTGAGTGTGTAGATGCTCCCTCTATTACCATTGAATAAATATTCTTACAAATTTATGTAACTTATGGCGACGTATCCTGTTATTAATAAAGAAACTGGTGAACAGAAAGAAGTGACAATGAGTGTTCACGACTGGGACCAGTGGAAAAAAGATAATCCAGAGTGGGATAGGGATTGGTCAGACCCATCAACGTGTCCTTCTGCAGGAGAGGTTGGTGAAGTTTATGACCGTCTCAAAAAGACTCATCCTGGATGGAATGATGTGTTACGCAAAGCTTCAAAAGCACCTGGATCAAAAGTTAAACCAATCTGACTGTTATGCCTGCTAAAAGAAATACTCCAAAGTCACCTGTTCCGTTTGGTATGAGTAATCGTCAAATGAAACGCAAAAAACCAATCAATCTTGATATTATGCGGACTATTGAACCGCTGACTGATAATCAAGAACAGTTTTTTAAAGATTATAAACAGGATCAAAACATTGTTGCATATGGTTGTGCAGGAACAGGTAAAACTTTCATTGCACTTTACAATGCACTTAAAGATGTTCTTGATGAAAGATCTCCATATGAGAAGATCTATATTGTTCGTTCTCTAGTAGCAACAAGAGAAATTGGATTTCTTCCTGGAGATCACGAAGATAAATCTTCGCTTTATCAAATTCCTTATAAGAATATGGTGAAGTATATGTTTGAGATGCCAGACGACGCTTCCTTTGAAATGCTCTATGGAAACCTCAAAACTCAAGGAACGATTAGTTTTTGGAGTACTTCTTTTATTAGGGGAACTACTCTGGACAATGCAATCATCATTGTAGATGAATTTCAGAACCTGAATTTCCACGAACTTGATTCTATCATCACTCGTGTTGGTGAAAACTCTAAGATTATGTTCTGTGGTGATGCCACTCAATCAGACTTAGTAAAAACAAATGAGAAGAATGGCATCATTGACTTTATGAGAATTCTTCGCATTATGCCATCATTTAATGTCATTGAATTTGGTGCGGAAGATATTGTTCGTTCTGGACTGGTTAAGGAATACATTCTTGCAAAACTGGAACTAAACATATGAGTTTTATTCATCATAATTACCTAGGTGAACTTGAATTAGAAAAGAAAGAACAAAATGGTATCCGTCTCTATAATCTTCCAAATGGAGCCTGGGTGCCATCTATTACATCTGTAACTTCTTTTTATAATCGCCAAATCTTTGCTAAATGGCGTGAGCGTGTTGGCCTTGAAGAAGCAAATCGTATTACCAAAAGAGCAACTGCAAGAGGAACTGACTTTCACCAAGTCTGTCAAGATTATCTTGAAAATAAAGAACTGAACTGGGATGATTATCAACCCCTAACAAAGTTTATGTTTCATCACGCGAAACCATATCTTGATAAGATAAATAACATACACGCAATTGAACGCACACTCTACTCTGAGTATCTTGGACTTGCTGGTAGAGTAGATTGTATTGCTGAATATGACGGCGAACTAGCAGTCATTGACTTTAAGACATCCGAAAAAATCAAACCAGAAGAGTGGATTGAAAACTACTTTGTCCAAGAAACATTCTATGCTGCAGCATACTACGAACTAACGGATATTGTCCCCGTAAAACTTATCACTATTATGGTAACTCCTGGCGGAGAAGTGAAAATATTTGACAAAAGGAACAAAGGGGATTATATTAAGTTATTAGTTCGGTATATTAAAGAATTTGTACGTCACAATACTAGGCAAGATGGAGAATGAATTAGAGAAGGTTCTAGAGAGCAAATTCTTTTGCCCGTCAAGATTCGCACAGGAAATTGAAAGGTTAGTTCAAACTAACGTTGAGATGAGCTACATTGATGCAATTATCCATTTCTGTGAGCAGAATAATATTGATGTAGAATCTGTTCCTAAACTAATTTCAAAACCCCTGAAAGAAAAAATTAAGTATGAAGCAATGGAACTTAATTTTTTAAAGAAAACTTCCCGTGCTAAATTAATTTTTTGAATGATGGCTTTTGATGCTTATCGTGAATACCTTGCTCTAAAGAATCACTTTACAAAAGATTCTTATGATTACTTCAAATATAATAAAAAAGTAAGAGCATCTGTCCAATCTTTTTATAAAAGAAAAGATCGTTTTTGGTTTGAAAAGTTTGCGAGAAATAAAACCGATCAAGAGGTTGTAGAATTCTTTGTTGCAAACTTTGTCTCTTCAAGTAATCCAGAAACAATTTGGATCGGTGAGATGATGAAGGAGGGTGAAGGTAGATATCAACAATGGCAAAAGAAAGTCCAGTCACTATCTTACATCTTCAAAGAAGAGACGCAGCAATTATTTGAACAGAATAAATTTGAAGAAGTATTCAGTTGTTCCAAAGGACATCCACCACTACTAAGAAATTTCCTGAGCGGAAAAATTAGCCTGGAAACAATGGTAATTTATGATAGAATATTCCTGTACGGGAATACTTTTGATAAAAAATTGAAGGACCCAGTGTGG